GAGAAAAATCCTGATATTGCTGTTGCTATTGAAGGTGACTTTACTATGTTTAGTAAAATGGTTGGATTAACAGGATTGCCTGAAGTAGGTAAGTCATTTAATCGTATGCAGTTATCTGATTTAAGATTTTTTAATAATTATATACAAGATGTTTACTTAAGTAGAGGTTCTATGATTAGTAAATTAAAAAAGTTTGGTGCTAAGATTGGTAAAAATGTTTTTGGGAATGAATATTGGTCAAAGAAAGAAAATTTCAAAAGTCCTATTAAAAAAATGTTTCATTATTATTTCCAACAAGCAGATACTGTAGGTGCTGGTAAAACATTGCGTGCAAAAGAAATGTTACAGGTATATCAAGAAAATGTGCCTGTATTAGACAAAGTAGATGGTGAATATAAAATTACAAGAAAAAGTTTAACGCAACCATTATCTACATTAGAAATTGTTAGGCAGCAGGTAGAGTTTGGTAATACGTTTGCATCTACAATGCAGGATTATTTTGAAGACATATTAAAAGATTCTTTTGATGTATTTAATACAGGTGATAAAAGATTACAATCAGAAAAAGATTTATTAATTGAAGCAGCAATTAACAAACGTATTTATGATAATGGTTCTTTTGGTGGACTACGTTTAGCAGAACATATTAAAAAAGATTTTAGAGAGTCATGGGAGCGTAGTGAAGCAGAACTACGTAGAATGGATAAAGAACATAAAGAATTTAGAATATTAGATGAAACATCAGGAAAGGGAAACGAGCGTAAAGTAAAACCAGAAGAAATGATAGATATTGTAAACGAACGTATTACAGACTTTTACGACTTGTTTGTAAAAAATATATACAATGTAAATACAATAACAGACAAAGCAGGAAATGTTAAGTTAACTGATAATGCTAGGAAAAGAGTATTAACAAATGGATTTTTAGATGTAAATAAAGTGCAACGTTTAATGAAAGACATGAAAATGGGTACAAAAAGTAAGGTAGATTTAATGGAAAACCTTATAGGTATGAATGAATTAATGTATTACAAATACGAATACGAATTGATTAGAAGTATACAAAATTTAAAAGATGTTAATGGTAATAAAATTTATCCAGAGTTTGACCCAAAAAAACCTAGCACAATTACACCAGAAATATTAAGAGAAGCAAATGCAATTAGACAATTTACAAAACCAGAACTTGTAAGATTGCAACTAGACTCTAATGGTAGACCATCAAACTATTGGAACTTTACAAATCACAATCAATTTTCAGCAAACAAAAAAAATATAGATGCTCATATAGCTAAATTAATGGTTGAAGCACAAAAGAAGATTAGAGATATGGGCGTAGAACAATTACCTCCACATATTAAAGCATTACATAAAGCTAGAGCAGAAGGTTATGAAAACTTAACTATAGCTAAAGAACGTTTTTTAAATGAAATAAGAGACCATTTATTAATTAGTATGCAACGTATGCGTAATGAAAATGCTGGTATGGCAGATAATATGACACAGTTAGTAGGTGGTAATAAAAGTCAAGTAGTAGGTCCATTTATGGCAGGACATTTACAATCTAAAGGACAAGATATTATGCCTGGATTTGGTAAAGATTTAAATGTTTTAGGTAGATATACAAAAGCAGCATCAAAGTCTTACATTGACACTTTAACAGGATTAAGAAGCACAATGTTAATAGACACATTTAAAAAAACAAATGCATTAAAAGATGTAAATGCAACTGAAGCTTGGACTGGATACATGAGAGAGTCATTGCAAAATATGATGGGTATGGCTAGTATGAGAAATTTTGAATTAGCAGGTATCACCAAGGCAGAAAAAGGATTGCTACAAGCATATATAGATGCTGGTTTAGATAAGCAAAAAATTAAAAACAAAATTGGAAATAATTACAGTCGTAAACAATTTTTAAGAGACATAGATGCATACATAGCACCTGATAGTTATTGGTATAAAAGAATGGGAGATAATTTAACAGGAAGTGAACTAAGAAAAGCAATACAAGATTATAGAATGAATGCTGCTAAAAAATTAAATGATGTTAAAAACATTAACAAAATCAACAGATTTGGTACATTGTATCATTTAACATCAGATGCAGCAGGTGTAAATGCTATTAGAAGTGTTGAAGAACGTGTTGGTAAATTTTTAGGATATAAAGAGGGTGAATTTAGTATATTTGGTGACTTAAGAATGGTAAAAGACCCTATTACAGGTGAAATGAGAAAAGTATCTGAAGAAGCCAAACGTGTAGCTATACAACGTAAATTAAAAAAACTTGGAGACTTTGAAGGTAAGTGGGAACTACTATCATTGCTATCACACCCTAAAACAGCAATTACTAATATACTTGGTGGTAGTCAAAACATATACGCAGATACAGGATGGAAACCTTTCAGACAGGCAACTAATGAAGAGTATTTAATAGGTACAGTGTTTAAAGGTGCTACATATAAAACAAAAAACCCAAGAACTGGTGAAATTATAGAAAAGAAATTTGAAAGTTTTAGAGATATAGAAACCTGGTTATCACAAGAAGGATTCTTAGAAGGTATGTATATCGAACAAGCAGGTATTAATAAAACATTTAGAGATGCTGATATGAGTAAAGCAGCAAAAGAAGTTATTAATAAATTGTTTAGCCCTAAAAACAGAGAATTATTAGATAGCAATCCAACAGAATTTGATAAAATCAGAAAAGCAACTATTAGAGAAATAGGAGAAAAATATGGAGTGTTTGATTCGTTAGTAAAATTTGGTTCTACATTTATGAGTGCTACTGAAATTAAATTAAGACGTACAGCAGCGTTAGCACATTATTTAAATGCAAGAGATGTAATGATGCCACTTACAAGTGAACTAGCTTACAACTCACCAATGTTAATGCATATAGCACGTAAAGGTATTGAATCATCACAGTTTATATATCACTCAGCATTTAGAACTAATTATGCTAATACATCATTAGGTAGAGTAATGACACGTTTCCATCCTTATGCTTGGAATAGTGTAAAAAGAAGAAGATTGCTATATAAAGGAGCAAGATATACTGAATGGAGCAATACAACTAATAGTAGTAAAGTGTTTCAAAGACAGATGACTGCTGATTTAATGTCTATGGCATTAGCATCAATATTTACATCTACAATATTTGAATACTCGTTATCACCACCAATGTCATGGATGCAAGATACTGCACAATGGTTATTTGGAGATGAAAAAGAAAGAGAGCGTGCATTCTTTAGTCAATGGCCTACAACAGCATTTGCACCATTACAAATAGTTACACCGCCTATAGCTAGATATGTATTACCACCTATTAATGCTATTGCTTCTGGTGATTTTGATAGTTTAGTAAAATTCCAACTTGCTACGTTTGCACCGTTTGGTAGATTAGGTAGAGATATATATAGGTCTTATCAATCGCCATCTATGTCTGTTGACTTCTTAACTGGTATACCTATACACAGAATGGGTCAACATATTAAGAAACAACGTCAAAAAGTAGAAGAAGAGCAAGAATTGCGTGAAAATATTGCTAATTCAGAATAACTATATTTAGTCGATAGTTATATCCAATAAATTATTTTAAGAGCTTCTAGGCCTATTCTCGTAAACTTTTTTTTCCGATTTTATCATTTTCTTTAGATAAATCAGATAATATGCGTTTTAATGGGAATTTGTTAGAAAATATGTAATTGTTTTTATTCAATTCATATTCTTTGGTCAATGACCAAGTTTTATCTTCATTTTTCATCGCTTGTTTTAGCCGCCTTATTTAATTTATTCATGTGAAATCTTGCTGTTTGTACTGCTTTTTCTACGTGAACTTTACCATTAGGTAAATAATCAACGTTATACAAATAAAATGTTCCATACTCATTTTTAAATACCTGTACTTGTCCTTGTTCGTTTATACTTACATTTATTTCATCTGGCATACTTACTCCTAAATCCCGAAATCCCGAAGGGATCTGAGGGATTATTGCCCTCTAGTGTTAATATATTTATACATTCAGTGCCAACCAAGATGTATTTGCTTATAAAGGTTGAGGTGGATTTTCACCACTCGCCTCCTTCAAAGCGTGTTAATAGTGAGGGCAATAAACTATTTGTCAAATAAATTATCGTAAAGCTTTTTGATAATATCTCCAATAACTTCACGTTCACCATCTGATACAAATGGCGCTTTTTTAAAGTTAAGTAATGCAGACCTAATTATCAATAATTCTTCATTTGTAAATTTAATCATTACAATTCTCACATTTTTCTGGACCTAGATAATCTCTTGAGTCTATATCCATGTTATCGTATTTGTCTTCAGATTGTCTAATTTGTTTATTCCATTTTGTTTGAGATTGATGTTCTATAATCTTTTTAGCTAATGAAATAATTGCTTCCATCTCTTTTTTATTTATTTCCATTTTTTAATTCCTTCATCATTTTAATCCATGTTTTTAAAGGAAATACTATTAGTGCTTCCTTTCTATCCATTCTAGTTACAACAGCATCTACGTCATCTCCATGAAAATCTGGATACAACCATTGTGCTATTTTTTTTCTACGTTTTGCTTG